CTAATGGAACATCGGGAACCAATGGAACTAGCGGAACTAATGGTACGAACGGTACAAGTGGAACAAATGGAACTAGCGGTACTAATGGAACTAGCGGTACTAATGGGACAAATGGTACGAGCGGGACTAATGGAACATCGGGAACCAATGGAACTAGCGGAACTAATGGTACGAACGGTACAAGTGGAACAAATGGAACTAGCGGTACTAATGGAACTAGCGGTACTAATGGGACAAATGGTACGAGCGGGACCAATGGAACATCAGGAACAAATGGTACAAATGGTTCAAGTGGTACCAACGGAACTAGCGGAACAAATGGTACGAATGGTACCAACGGTACTAGCGGAACAAATGGTTCAAGCGGTACTAATGGTACTTCAGGAACTAACGGAACTAATGGTACTAGCGGAACAAATGGTTCAAGCGGTACTAATGGTACTTCAGGAACTAACGGAACTAATGGATCTTCAGGTACTAATGGTACATCTGGTACTAATGGAACCAACGGAACTAGCGGAACAAATGGTACTTCAGGAACCAACGGTACTAGTGGAACAAACGGAACAAATGGAACTAGTGGAACAAATGGTTCTTCAGGTACAAACGGAACAAATGGTTCGAGTGGTACCAACGGAACTAGCGGGACCAATGGAACTTCAGGAACTAATGGAACAAATGGTACAAGTGGTACTAATGGAACATCAGGAACTAATGGATCTTCGGGAACTAATGGTACTAGCGGTACTAACGGAACATCAGGAACGAATGGTACTAGCGGAACAAACGGAACTTCAGGAACCAACGGGACTAATGGAACATCAGGTACAAATGGAACGTCAGGGACTAACGGTACAAATGGGTCAAGTGGTACAAACGGAACGTCAGGTACTAATGGGACTTCGGGAACAAATGGAACCAACGGTACAAATGGGTCAAGTGGTACAAACGGAACAAACGGTACAAGTGGAACCAACGGAACATCGGGAACTAATGGTTCTAGCGGTACGAATGGTACTTCAGGAACTAATGGTACGAATGGATCTTCGGGAACTAATGGTACTAGCGGTACTAACGGAACTAATGGATCTTCAGGTACAAATGGAACATCAGGTACTAACGGAACTAATGGATCTTCAGGTACAAATGGAACATCAGGTACTAACGGAACTAATGGATCTTCAGGTACAAATGGAACGTCAGGAACTAATGGAACTTCAGGTACAAACGGAACAAACGGTAGTTCGGGAACAAATGGAACTAGCGGTACAAATGGGACTAATGGCTCTTCAGGAACAAATGGAACTTCAGGAACCAACGGAACAAACGGTACTTCAGGAACCAACGGAACATCGGGTACTAACGGAACTAGTGGGACAAATGGTACTAACGGGTCTTCAGGTACAAATGGAACGTCAGGAACTAATGGAACTTCAGGTACAAACGGAACAAACGGTAGTTCGGGAACAAATGGAACTAGCGGTACAAATGGGACTAATGGATCTTCAGGTACTAACGGGACAAATGGTTCAAGCGGTACCAACGGAACTTCAGGAACTAACGGAACATCCGGTACTAATGGAACAAATGGTTCAAGTGGTACCAACGGAACTAGTGGTACTAACGGAACAAATGGATCGAGCGGTACAAATGGAACAAACGGTTCAAGTGGAACAAACGGAACATCAGGAACTAATGGTACAAGTGGAACCAACGGAACATCAGGAACTAATGGAACCAATGGTACAAGTGGGGTTTCTCCTACAGTACCTGGAGCTAATAATGAAGTACTAACTTCAGATGGTGCGGGCGGCATAGTTGCTGAATCACTTTTAACTTTTGATGGTACAATCACATCACCTTACTTGAATATTAATTCAGTAAAGGTAGGTAGAGGGAATAACAATGTTGCAACTAACATTTCAATTGGATGTACGGTTGCATTTGCTAATACCGCAACGGGACCATTAAACATTGCAATTGGTGGATTTTCTTTAAAATGTAATACTACAGGATGTAGGAATGTTGGTATTGGACCGAACAGCCTTTACACGAATACTTCAGGAAATAGAAATATTGGTATTGGATATAGGTCTTTACTGTTGAACTCGAATGGTGCAGAAAACGTCGCAATAGGGGGACAATCTACTTTATCTTCAAATACCTCGGGAAGTAATAATGTTGGTATTGGTAGCTACGCTTTGAGATATACAACAACAGGAAATTACAACTTTGCGATTGGTAGTAGAGTATTAAATTGTAATACAACGGGAAGTTGTAATATTGGTATTGGTCGATTATCATTATATTGTAACACAACTGGTTGTCACAACACGGCATTTGGATTTTGTTCATTACGTAGTAATACTACAGGTTCACAAAATAATGCAATGGGTCAATACGCATTGAGAAGTAACACTACAGGTTCACAAAATAATGCATTTGGGCGTAATGCTTTACGAAGCAATGTTAGTGGTGTCAATAACGTCGCAATTGGTGATGGTACTTTATTTAATAATACAATTGGTAGTGGTAATTTAGCAGTTGGGTATCGATCTATGTCTTCAAACATAAATGGGGGTAATAATACCGCAATTGGTAGATACTCTTTACAATCTAACACACAGGGAACCTATAATAACGCGATAGGATTATCTTCATTACGTAATAACACATTAGGTTGTCATAATACGGCAATTGGTAGGTATTCATTGTTAAATAACAATACAGGTAACTTTAATACCGCAATTGGTCAATATGCTTTAAGAAATAATACGTCGGGTCTTCATAACATAGCAATTGGTTGTCAATCCTTACGTTATAATACAACAGGGTGTGATAATGTTTCGTTTGGACGAGACGCATTACGTTTCTCTACAACAGGCAGTAATAATATTGGAATTGGTAGAGAAACTCTATACGCATTTGGGGCTAAATATGACAACGTTGCGATAGGGTATCGATCTTTAAAATGCGTAACAACAGGATGTTGTAATATAGCAATTGGTAGACGAGCATCATATAATAATACAACTGGTAATAATAATGTTTCTATTGGATCGGGAGTATTATTTCAAAATACAACGGGTTGTCAAAATATTGGAATAGGAATATCTAATTTAGATAATAATACGACAGGTTATCAGAATATCTCCATAGGTGCGTCCGCTTCACTTGCCAATACAACTGGATCACGAAACCTTTCAATTGGGTACAGAGCATTATTTTCAAATGTTGGGGGTTGTTATAATATTGCAATAGGTCACTTTAGTTTATATTGTAGTAATACACTAAGTCACGAAATTGCAATTGGTTCGGAAGCTATGAGATATAGAGCCCCTTTCAATTTACCTGGACCTGCAAATATTGCTATTGGTCTGTTCGCCCTAAGGGGGTGTAACTATACGTATAAACAATGTGGATATGGAAACATTGCAATTGGCGGTTGTTCTCAAAGATATAACTCTACAGGACATTACAATATAGGTATAGGTAGTAACACATTAACTTTAAATAAAACTGGACGGCAAAATGTTGCTATTGGTGCAAATGCACTTAGAAATACAACAGCTTACAATCCATCCGTAGCGGTAGGTTTTTTAGCCTTATGTACCCAAACAACAGGTTATAATAATACTGCAGTAGGTACGAGAGCTTTACAATCAAATTCAACTGGTATTAGAAATACCGCAGTTGGTCATTTCGCATTAATATATAATACTGGAAATGACAATACTGGAGTGGGTTACAATACTCAAAATAATGGAGGAACTGCATATGCAAATAGTTCCTTAGGAAGTAAAACATTAGAGTCCAACATAGCAGGTTTTCATAATGTTGCTATGGGATATAGAGCATTAGCAAAAAATTTGACTGGTTTTAAAAATACTGGTTTAGGTTCTCGTTCAATAGAAAATAATACTTATGGTCATAATAATATTGGAATTGGTTATCAATCTCTATATAACAATAACACAGGATATCAAAACATTGCAATAGGTACTTGTAGTTTACTAAATAATACATACGGTCAATTTAATATTGCTCAAGGATATAGAGCCATGTATAATAACACGTATGGATGTTTTAACGTTGCAATTGGTAGATGTGTACTTGAAAATAATACAACCGCAAATGAAAACATTGCTATCGGTAGAAAACCTTTATTCTCAAACACTACAGGTACTCAAAACATCGCTTTAGGTAGAAACGCACTTATCTGTAACTCAACAGGAAATTACAACATTGCAATGGGTAGAACTGCACTATATGAAAATACAACTGGTGTAGGAAACGTTTCAATTGGTATTCGAACAATGGCATATAACAAATCAGGATCTTGTAATGTTGTTTTAGGTTATAGAGCAAATTATAATGGTTATCAGTCGTGTTTTAATGTGTTTATAGGTACTAAAGCAGGTTGTAATCATTCTTGTTATTGTACTAATGCTAATGTTGCAATAGGATTTCAAGCTTTATTCTCAAGTGTTGCAACTTCAGAAAACGTTGCTATTGGTACTGAAACATTATATGGTAATACTTCGGGTGGTGTAAACGTTGCAATAGGGGAAAGATCTCAAAGAAATTTAACTACAGGTCAAAGAAACGTAAGTGTTGGTTCGCGAGCCATGTATTATGCAACCACAACTAGATATAGTATTGGTGTAGGTGCTTGGGCGGGGTCTAAATTAACTACAGGTTATGATAATATTGCAATCGGTAGATGTGCATCTTATAATCAACCAACAACATCTAAGAATAATATTGCCATAGGTAGAGAAGCAAACTGTGCAACAACTTATCAAGGTGATAATAATATATTTTTGGGTTACAGAACTGGTATGCCGACTGGTAACTACACCGCTTCAGTTGCGATAGGTGGTTATACAGACATACAAGCTAGTAATTATATACACTTTGGTTCTGCAGTAGGAGGATTCAATTTGGGGGTTGTTAGTTCAGGTATTGGATGTACGGTTAGTGATATTTGGCCTGTTTATATCAATGGAGTGTTGAGAAAAATAATGTTATCTTGTTAAAAAACATAGACATTTTTATTAACTATAGTATTTTTTAAAATAAAAAATGGTACAAAAAATATTTTATAACACATCACTCCCAAGAGCAGGGTCTACATTACTTCAAAACATTTTGATGCAAAATCCTGAATTTTATTCAACACCAACTTCTGGCCTTGCTGATTTATTGATGACTGCAAGGAGTGTTTATTCAACAGGAGACGCATTTAGAGCTCAAGATCCTGAGGAAATGAAAAATGGAATGAAAAATTTCTATAAACAAGGTTTGTATGGGTTTTATAATGCAATTACAAATAGACCGTATGTTTTTGAAAAAAGTAGGGCTTGGATCGGTAATTATGGATTTTTGGAGTTTTTTGAAGAAGATATCAAAATGGTTTGTATGGTTAGAGACTTACGTTCTATTTTTTCATCAATGGAAAAAAACTTTAGAAAAAATCAACACAAAGATCCTATGATTGTCAATGGAGTTGAATTGAAAAATATGACAACAGTTGCAAGAATTGATCACTTCTCAACAACTCCACCTGTTGGTCCGTCAATTGAATGGTTATTTGAAGCAATACACCAAGGATATGATAAAAAAATTCATTTTATACGTTTTGAAGATTTGACTGTAAATCCTGAAAAAGAAATGAAAAAACTATATAACTATTTAGGATTTGATTATTATCCTCACCACTTTACAAACATGGAACAACTAACACACGAGAATGATGTAATTCATGGAATTTTTGGCGACCATACAATTAAACCAAATATTGAGCCATATAAAGAAGACTTTATTGAAGTTTTAAGTAAAGAACAATCAGATAGAATTAGATCTCACTATGATTGGTTTTATAAAAGATTTAACTATTTATAATTATGGAAACACAAGACACACCACCAAACCCAAGAAATTCTGTATCGGCAGCCTTTGATTCGGTAAACTTAATCAATAACACAATACCATCTACAGGAAAAACTATAGATGAAAAAATAGACATTGTGAAACGCAACAAAGACCATTTAGAAATTATGATGGGTAAAAGTTGGTTTACAGAAGCTTTAATAAATGACGAAGGCAATCAAATACAAACCTGTATTGTAAATGCTCAAAATTTCTTAGACTCTAATGGCGGATAATTCTTTTGATAGGGTAAAGGTTGCATTAGACTCAATTACAATGATCAATAAATTGATTGAGAATACAAGCACGCCTTCAGGAAATTTAGATCCACCAAATATAAATGAGATTATTGAATTTAATAAAAAACATTTAATGATTGAAAAAGATAAAGGTGGTTTTAGTGAGACTGAACTTACATTGATTGAAAATAAAATTTCTGAGGCTACAACTTTCATAGAAAACAATCCTAATAACGGTGGAGGAGGAGTTTCACCATACGTTGTTTTTTTCCAAGATTGTAAGTTAGGGTTTGAATTTGGGGTCAATTTTTCTCCCGAATACCCAAATTTAAAAATTGGTGACACATATGGTTTAGACGCCAAAGGATATCGAGGTTGTGGTCAAGTAACATCTACACCAAAAAAAACACCACCAATTTATAAAAGTCCGTCAATAGTAACGTACTTTGAATTTTGTCAGCAATGTATTGACAAGTTCTAATATATCTTACTAAAAGATTTATTTAAAATTTATTTTTCTTATTTTTTTATAAAAAATATGGAAGAAAAATATATTGTTTGGCATATTGAGGGTGGTTTAGGAAAAAACGTTGCTGCAACATCTTTACTAAAATCCATTAAAGAAAAATATGTCGATAGAAAAATAATTGTTGTTGCTTCTTATCCTGACATTTTTATTAATAACCCAAATATCTACAGAGTTTATAGAGTAGGTAATACTCAATACTTTTATGATGATTTTATAAAAGATAAAGACACTATAGTGTTTAGACATGAACCATATTATCAAACAAATCATTTTCATAAAAGAAAACATTTAATAGAAAATTGGTGTGAATTATTAAATTTAGATTACGAAAATCAAACTCCAGATATACAATTTAATTTAGTTCAAGAAAGAATTGGTTTAAAGTGGAGACGAGAAAAACCTATATTACTCATTCAAACCAATGGTGGTCTAATTACATCTGATCTACCTTATTCTTGGACAAGAGACATACCTTTTGATCTATCCCTACAAATTGTAGAAAAATATAAAGAGGAGTACCATATCATACAAGTTTGTAAACCATCCTCAAGAAAAATTCCTGAAGCTGAAGTGATTGATCAAGAAATGTCAAATATAGATTTATTCACATTACTAACTTATAGTAGTAAAAGAATTCTTATTGATTCTTGTTTACAACATGTTGCTGCGGCTTTTAATTTAGAATCGTCTGTTTTATGGATTGGTACTTCACCAAAAGTATTTGGTTATACAATTCATAATAATATAGTTGCTAACCCACCTACGGGTAATATTAAACATCCAAATTCATATCTGTTTGATTATTCATTTGAAGGTTTGGCCTTTGAATGTCCTTATTATTCAATAAACGAAATGTTTGATGTTGATAAACTTTTAGAAAAAATATAAATATGATTTATTGGTTTACAGGTCAACCTGGTGCGGGTAAGACCTCAATTGCTGAAGTACTAATTACAAAACTACCAAATAACACCTTTCACGTTGATGGTGATGATCTAAGAGAAATCTTTAATAACAAAGATTATAGTGAATTGGGAAGAAGAAAGAATATTGAACTTGCTCAACACATTACACATTTTCTACATAACAAAGGTAATGATGTTATTGTAAGTTTAGTTTCTCCTTACAGAGATCAGAGAGAAGAATTTAAATCAAAGTTGGGTAATGACATTATCGAGATATATGTTCATACCGAAAATTTAAGAGGACGTGAAGACTTTCACGTTAAGAACTACGAAGAACCATTAGAAAACTTTTTAGACATGGATACTTCAGATGTAATAATTGAAACTTGTGTTAATCAAATTTTAGGATATGAAAAACTACATAGCAAAAGCAGATAAGAAAACCTCATCAACAGACAGACAATACTCAATGTTTGTTGGGAGATGGCAACCATTGCATGAAGGTCATCAATGGTTATTTAATCAAGCGTTAGAGGAAGGTAAAAACGTTTTGATTTGTATTAGAGATGTAAAACCTGACGATAAAAATCCTTTTACTCCTGATGAGGTTAAAAAGAATATTGAGGACCACTATGGTAACTTAATCACTGAAGAGCGTGTTAAGGTAATTATTATTCCCGATATAGAATCAATTAACTACGGTAGAGGTGTTGGATACGACGTAATTGAGCATGTACCACCACAAAATATTCACGACATTTCTGCGACTAAAGTAAGAGAACAAATGAAGAAAGAAGGTAAGATATGAAAGAAAAAATAAAAAAATTCCAAATCAGATTCAATGTTAACAGTACATCTGAAATTGATCGATGGAGATTAATTACAGATGGTGATGAAAAATTGGTAAAAGATATTATTATTGATGGTCATACATATACTTCTATGGACTGGATGGAGGATATTAATCAATATAAATGGCATGTCAGTTGTGAAGGTTATGTGACAATAACTAATAATGTTGCTTATGTTGTAACCGTGAAAGAAGATGCTGCCATGCTCAGACACATATTAAAAACAATATCCTATCGTTTTTTAGGTACTTTTACAACAATTGTGACCGCATATTCATTAGGAGTTTCTTTAGAGTTATCATCTTTATTAGGTGTTGGTGAACTTATGATAAAACCTGTTATGTATTTTTTTCACGAAAGAATTTGGTATAAATTTGTAAGAATAGGTAAAAAGTAATTACCTATTGTCCATATATATTATCACTTCATTATAATATTCTATGAATTCGTCATTCCATAGATTCCATTTAATATCAAGACCATCGACTGAATAAACTTGAATATTATTGAATTGGGATAAAATATTATCTCTAAACCATCTAAACTTACATTCGTGGTAATTTGAGTCGTTTCTGAGATGAAACTCTGTTACAATTTTTGGAATTGATTTTAAAAATTCAATGTTACTTTCTTGAAAAACATCGTATTCCCCACCTTCACAATCACACTTCAAAAAATCAATTTTATCAATTTTATATTCATCTAAAAATTCTTTGAAACTAAATGTCGGGACGTTTTCTGTCATATTATCCCAAGTGATTTCAATTTTCTTTTTATCAGTTATTGCTCCCTGAATAATTTTTACATTTTCTTGACCTACATTGTTTTTTAAAATTTTGATTTGGTGACTTAATGGTTCGACAACATAACATTGTTTTGGTTTTTTCGGTAATATTTTATAAGTAAATGGACCTAAAGATGCACCTAAATCTACAACAATGTCACCCTCCTCAACCTCAAAAAATCTTTCATAAGTATTACCTTCAAATATTTCTTCCTCAGCTTGTTTTACATACCATTCACTTCTTCCACCCCAATCAAAATTAATTTCTTGAGTTATTTCCTTATTTGTGATTTTATTAATTTCTGAAATAACCATTTCAGAAGTAATTTGTTTTGTACATTCAAATTGACGATCAGTTCCTTTATGGTGAGGACACCAATTCCAATCACCAGCATCTAATCTTTCTGAATTAAAACATCCGTGACAAACATTTTGATTTATAACTCTATAGGTATCTAAAGTTGTTTCTGCCCACTTTGCACTAAAACCTGAAATTAAAATAACAGGAAGTTTACATGCCCAAGCCAACCAAGATAAACCTGATCCTAAACCAATAAAAAATTCACATGTTGATAAATCATCTATAACTTCTTGTATGTTCCCACCTTTATATATTGTAACTCCTTTTGGGTAAAAATTATTCATATATCCGTCTCCTTCTTTTGAATAAACCATACACTCATATCCTAAACCTATAAGATAATCAACAACCTCTTGCCAACCACTTTGATTATTCCAATATTTTGCTTGTGCTGTTGAATGGATCCCAATACCAACTTTTTTAACTTTTTCTACTTTTGGTAGTTTTAATTTTGGTCTAATTTCAGAATAATCTAACCCTAAAATATCTGTTGCTGTTTTTTGAAGTGGTTGTCTTCTGAAATCATTTTTATGATTATTTTTATCGTATAAACCTTCTGATGTATAATACCAACCAAGCCTGTATTGTGCATATATGTTTTCAACAACTTTACCTGGATCAACAAACTCAATTTCAGGGTATTGGTCAATAAACAAGTCGTTCATGAAAGTTGAAACGATTAATTTGCAATTGTGTTTTTGTCTAAAAACCTCACAGTATGGAACCCAAGCCATTGTATCACCTAATGATTTTGACCCGAAAGAAATGTAAACTCTTTTGTTTGTCAGATCCAATGTATTTGTGTAAATTAATTCGTCATTTTCTCTTATTTCTGTTTTCCATTTTACGTAATATTCTGTGTTAATTTTTACCCAATGGTTTATAGGTAGAGTATTTTCGTAAATTAAATTATCATTATCATCAAATATTTTTATATTAAATGGATTTTCACTCTGACCTAAAATTTCAACAAAAGGATTTATAACGAAATGTTGATTAACAATGTAATCGTTTTTAATTTTTTCATTTTTTTGTTTAGGTGTATGCATTACATTTTTATAAAAATAATATAAGCTGTCCCCAAAATCATTTTGATATTCAATCGTATAATTTGAGTCCTTATCTATTAAATCGATTAAGTTATTTTTTATTTCATTATAATCGTCACTTGATATAGGATAAATGTATTTGTCAAACATACCTACATACTGAGGTAAATTTCTTGTCAATATTTTTAATCCATAATTAATAGATTCTCTAATAACTAATGGATTACATTCCCAAGTTGAGTTAAACATTAAAACATCAGATGCTATCATGAAATCATCGACATCGTCTCTTTCACCCCAAACCGTCACATTACTTGGTAAGTTATTCATAATTGGACCCCAATAATCCTCAAAATTTGGTGCTTGGTTTCCAATAAAATGAAAATGAACGTTGGGATGAGATTCCTCAAATAATCTTGCAACTTCAACACCCTCTTTTTGATTTTTACCCGATGTCCACAGACCAACGTTTAAAACATGAGTCTTCATATGATCTAAACCTATTTTATCTCTTACCTCAATTTTTTTAAGAAGAGGTACTCTATGATCATCATAATATATTTCTAATTCATCTAAAATTGGTTTTACTTTATTTTCATATGGATACATTATGAGTTCTTTTTTAGATGGTGTGTCTTTAAAAGAAACTTGATTATGGTATGGAGTTACAAGACAATAGTAATCAGGATGTAATTTTTTATTATTAGGATCAAACCAAATGTTATGACAAGTTTCTACTACTCTCCAAGTTCTATTATTATCATATAATTCGTTTAATAAATCTAATGGCATTTTATTAAAACTTTCAAATGCTTCAGGAATTTCTTCAGCATGTACTATATCTATTTTGTTTTCTTTTATAATACGAATCAATTCATATTTTTTTTCTTTTTCTGTTGTTCCACCAAGAGTCCAAAAATGACCAGTTTCCAATAAATCAATAATTTTATTTCTTTGCACAACATAAGTGTCACTAAACTGAGAATACTCAACTAAAAAAATTTCAATTTGATTTTTGTATTTTTGAAGGGACTGAATTCTTTTCAAAACAAATTGTGGCATACCCCCTGTTGAAAGGTGTGGTGTAAGATATAATAATTTAATTTTTTCCATAGCATAAAAAATAAGTTTAGAGTTTACAAACTAAAGTATTTATAGAATAAAGATATATTTTACAATGGCAACTGCAAGACCTTTTGCGTACAACACAGGATCGACAATTTCGGGAACCATACAAGTTGGTAACTTGGCAGTTGGTTACCCGACTGCAGGATTTGCGTCAACAGGTCTTGAATGGTGGAATGGTCCTGATGAAGATTTGGGTTACGTTATTGCACAACAAGTTCCTGATGATAGTCAACCAACACCAGTTGTTGGGGTTACAGCATCTGTGGGATTCTTCAGAACTAACGGATTTGATGATAATGAATTTGTAACTTTGGCAAATTTAGTGTCAAATGCGAACTATACTAATGCGTCAAATGCCGCTATAGGGTTAACTTCTAATGGGTATTGGACATCTTATGTTCCTAATTCAAATTTAAAATTACACTTAGATGCATCAGACCCAAATAGTTATTCAGGGGTAGGTACAACATGGTATGATTTGAGTAGTAGTGGTAATGATGTACAAATGAACAACTCAGGAAGTATTAATTGGGTTAATACGGGTGCTACATATTTTTCCACAGGATCTAATGGTTGGTTTTCAAACCCTTCAGGAATAGATTTGCCAACAGGTAACACACCTTATACTTTCATTATATGGGCTCAAATAGAATCAGGTTGGAATGCTAACGGTTTCATGAGTATTGGTCCATTTGGTATTGCTAATCAATCAAATGCATTTAGGACTGGTATAGAAAATCAATTTATAAACTATTGGTGGGCTAATGATTTAGCCGTAGTAGGGTCACTACCTTCAACCACCTCTTGGTTTAACGCTGTTGCTAAATTTGATGGAACAACAAGAAGTATATTAGTTAATGGTGTACTTTTAGGTTCTGACACTCCTGTAGGTCATTACGTTAGCACAAGCGAATTACAAATTGCAAAAACATATACTAATGAGTATTTAAATGGAAATGTTGGTGAAGTGTTAATTTATGATATCGCATTATCCGATTCAGATATATTACAATATTATAATGATACCAAAACAAGGTTTGGTCTATAATTAATTTATATATTTTCATTTTTTTTGGTGTATATTTTTCTTGATGAAAAACATTTGTATTGATATTACACAATGCCGAGCTTTAGGAGATACTTTATGTGCCACACCTGTAGTTAGAAAAATTAGTAAAACATATAATCAAAAAGTTTCTGTAATCTCCCATCATTCAGAAATATTTTCAAATTTACCTTATGTAGAAAATAATTATCAATATTCCCCCGAAACGTTTGATAAAATAAAAGACGAGTATGAAATGTTTCAAACTTTCGACGTTTTTTATAAGGAAAGTGGTATTTGTAACAAACATAATACAATGGACATCAGACAACTTCATGCCATTAGTTTAGGTTTTATGTTAACAAAAAAAGAAATGGAAATGGATTATATCACTGATGACAATGTCATCTTACCTGATTTACCATTAAAATATGTTTTAATTCATCCAGTTCAAAATTGGGATTCAAGAACTTGGCCGGCAAAAAGTTGGCAAATGTTAACACAACTTTTAAATGAAAAAGGTATTTCAGTAATTTCTGTGGGTAAAGATTCTTCAGAAATGGGAGGTTCTAATGTTGATAAACCCGTATTTAATTTTCCAATAAAGCTTGGGTACAACTTAATGAATCAAACGACCTTAGATCAAACTTGGCATTTGATTAACAATAGCTCTTGTTTTGTAACTATGGATTCAGGTCTTTTACATTTAGCAGGAACAACAGATGTTAACATAATTCAGTTGGGAAGTTCCATTGATCCTGAGTTCAGATCGCCCTATAGACAAGGTTCTCAGAATTATAAATACCACTATGTTAGAGGTGGTTGTGGATTAAATTGTGCTTCAGATATGAAATATGGTGTTAGAGAATGGGGGACAATTCAAGGAATACCATCTTTAGTTGGGTGTTTAGAAAGAAAAAAAACTTTTGAGTGCCACCCATCTGTTTTACAGGTATACCAAAAAATTTTGGAAATAGTGTAGTTAGGTATTTATATTATATATGCCAAATTACGTAAATATAAATTCAATCGTAGGAACACCTCCATACACAATATTTGTATGTGATCAGACTTTTACTTCTTGTTTTTTGGCTGCAGGACCAATTCCAATATCTACACCATATACTTTTATGGTACCACCACCATTAACTAATGTGACAGACATTATTGTTAAAATAATTGATAGTAACGGATGTGATACTTGGTATCCACTATCTTGTGGGACTTACTACGGAAAGGAATTCGAAGATTTTGCAATATTTTTGTTTCAGGACACAAATATATATTTATTTGAAGGTCAGTAATATTTATTAGTATGCCAGTTTATAATAGACTCACAGATAGATCTCAAGTTTCAGCCGTCACAGTTAACGATATTTTTCACGTTGTAGTTACAGGTGATACAAGTCAGAGCCCACAAGGTTCTTCATATTTTGCCCCAATTAGTTTTTTACAACCAATATTAAGTGGTGCTAGTGGTTCGGCAGGTACTTCAGGTACAAATGGCACAAGTGGTACTAATGGGACTAGCGGGACTTTTGGTACTTCAGGTACAAATGGCACAAGTGGTACTAATGGTACTAGTGGGACTAACGGTACAAATGGTACTAATGGTACTAGTGGGACTAACGGTACAAATGGTACAAGCGGAACTAATGGTACAAATGGTACAAATGGTACAAGCGGAACTAATGGCACAAATGGTACTAATGGAACATCAGGTACCCATGGCACATCGGCAACTAACGGTACGTCAGGTACTAATGGTACAAGTGGAACAACTCCACCGGGTTTTACATCAGGTACTAATGGTACTAATGGTACAAACGGAACATCTGCAACTAATGGTACAAACGGAACTAATGGTACTTCAGGTACAAATGGGACATCAGGTACCAACGGAACATCAGGGACTAATGGAACTAATGGTACTTCAGGTACATCGCCAACTTCAGCAACTACAGTCAGTACTATAGAAAACACAGGAAATACTAAATTTTATGTAACATTTGTTGATTCAAACAATACCGTTGCGCTAGCAGAAAGTTTATACACAAATGCAGGTATTAGCTTTAATCCAAGTACTGATATTCTTGAAGTTTCTTCCGCATACCAAAGTGGTGACGGAACAGTATCCGCACCATCACATAGTTTTACTTCAGACCCAAATACGGGAATTTATAGGATAGGTACCGATAATATCGGTGTTGCCACTGGCGGTGTAAGACGAATGAGTGTTGATAGTAGTGGTACTTTATATGTTGGTAACGGGAATGAATCTAATGGATCAAACTTCATAATTCCTTTAGGTGGGTACGTCCAAACATCTAACGCAACTCCAACAACATTAATAACTTTGGCAACATCAAACGATAATGTTTATACGGTAGAGGCGTTTGTTGCTGGTGCAACAACATCAGGGACTGTTGGTATTGGTGGAATTATAAGTGCAACTTTTTTAAATAACGGAGGAACTGTTAATCTTATTGGGGCAGTTCAAGGGTCAGTTCAAGAAAACATTATAGGGTCACCAACATTTACACTTCTTGGGTCGGGTAGTAATATTATTTTACAAGTTACAGGAGTTGCCTCAACTACTATTAATTGGTTCGGTAAAATTAAATATATCACAGGAAGTAGGTCAATTTAACTTTCAGTTTTTCATTTATTTTAATCATTATTTTTTTATTTTTTCTGTATGAGAATATTTGTACAGATTGCTGCTTATCGTGACCCCCAACTTATACCAACAATCAAATCTATGTTGGAGAATGCAAAAAAACCAAAAAACATTATTATTGGTATCGCAAGACAATTTAATCCTGAAGATGGTTTTGATGATTTAACTGAATATGAAAATGATGATCGTTTCCGTATTTTAAATATCCCATACACCGAATCAAAAGGAGTGTGTTGGGCAAGACATCAAGTACAACAATTATATGGGGGTGAAGAATACACACTTCAAATCGATTCTCATATGAGGTTTGAAAAAGATTGGGACGATACTTTAATTAAAATGATTAAAAAATTACAAAAACTTGGTCATAAAAAACCTTTGTTAACGGGTTATGTTTCATCTTTTGATCCTGATAATGATCCTGAAGGTAGGGTTAATGAACCTTGGAGAATGGCATTTGATAGATTTACACCTGAAGGCGTTGTATTTTTCTTACCTGAAGTGATTCCTGATTGGAAAAAAATTAAAGATCCAATTCCCGCAAGATTTTACTCGGCACACTTTTGTTTCACTTTAGGTCAATTCTCAACTGAAGTACAACACGATCCTGAATTTTATTTTCACGGAGAAGAAATTTCAATTACGGTTAGAGCTTATACACATGGATATGATTTATTTCACCCAAACAAAGTTATTATTTGGCACGAATACACTAGAAAGGGTAGAACTAAACAGTGGGATGATGATAAGGAATGGTATTTGAAAAATACTGCCTGTCATAAAAAAAATAGACAACTTCTTGGTATAGATGGTGAAAAATATGAAGGAGATTATTATGAGTGGTTTGGTAAAGAAAGAACAATAAGAGATTATGAAAAATATGCGGGGTTGCTATTTGAGACAAGAGCAGTACAACAAGACACTATAGATAAAAAATATCCACCAAACGAGTACAATTTTGAAAATGAGAACGAATGGAAAAAAAGTTTTTCCACAATATTCAAACACTGCATTGATTTAGATTTAAATCAAGTTCCTGAAACGGATTATGATTTTTGGGTTGTTGCCTTCCACGATCAAGAACATCAAACAATTTTTAGACAAGATGTCGACGCAAACGAGATTATAAGAATAAAGTCAGACCCTGAAGGATACGGTAAAATATGGAGAGAGTTCAACACAACAAAGATACCATCTTATTGGGTAGTGTGGCCTCACTCAATTTCAAAAGATTGGTGTGATAGAATTGTCGGTAATTTATGAAAACACTATTTGTAACTTGTTTATATTCTAAACTTTTTGGATCTGAATTTGGTGGTAGAGATAGTAGAGACGGACATTATAAAAATTCATTAAAAAGTCTTTTAAAAATGTCTGATGCCAAATTTATTTGTTACACATCAGAAAATCAGTTAGAGGATTTAAAAACTTTCTTTTATAAACAAAACAAATTTAATGAGGATCAAATTCAATTTAAAATATTTAATTTAAAAAATTGTGAATACCATCAACAAATTTCTGAATTAAGAAAAACACAAAGTAATTTACTACAAGACAGATGTTACGAAATACAATACTCTAAATTCTTTTGGTGTTTAGAAAATTGTAACAATTCAGATTTTGATTATGTTTATTGGATTGATGCCGGATTGTCTCATAGTGGATTAATACCACCAAAATATTTAGACCAAACAAAGGGGTATTGGGAAAAATATTTTGAGTCTGAATTATTTAACAACACATTTTTAAATAATTTGATTAAACATACTGAAGAAAAGATTGTGGTATGTGCAAAAGAAAACCAAAGAAATTATTGGTCAAAAACCTTACCAAAAAAATATTATAACAATTATAGTTTTGATAGACATATCATCGGAGGTTTGTTCGGAGGTAAAAGAGAGAAATTAAAATACTTCTGTGATTTATTTAATAAAGAAATCAAAAAGGTTTTAAATAATGAAGTTGATCTTTATTTAGAAGAAAATATAATGAGTTTAATATTTTCTAATAATAAAGAGTTATTCAACCCACTTCTATTTGATATTTGGTGGCACGAAGAAGATTACATACCTGGCGTTGATTTGAAAGAATTGACGTTAAAAGAAAAAAGTTTTTATAAAATTATAGAAAATCTAAATAATATATAAGATGATAACATTAGTTACAGGATTGTGGGATATTGGTAGAGGAGATCTATCAGAAGGATGGTCAAGGTCTTTTGATCATTATTTAAGTAAATTCGAACAACTATTACAGGTAGATTGTAATATGATAATTTTTGGTGATAGTGAATTAGAAAAATTTGTTAATGAAAGAAGAAGTGTAACTAACACACAATTTGTATTGAGAGATTTAAGTTGGTTTAGAAATAATGAATTCTTCAATCAAATTCAGTCAATAAGAACAAATCCGAAATGGTGTAATCTTGCTGGTTGGTTAAAGGACTCAACACAAGCGAGATTAGAAATGTACAACCCATTAGTCATGTCAAAAATGTTTTTATTACATGATGCGGTCTTATTAGATAAATTTAGTTCTGAAAAACTATATTGGATTGATGCTGGTTTAGCAAATACTGTCCACATGGGTTATCTAACTCATGATAAAGTATTACCAAGAATTGATAATCTTTTTAGTAATTTTACATTCATTTGTTTCCCGTATGTTGCCGATAAAGAAATACATGGTTTTGATATTAATAAAATGGATATCATTACAGGAACAAGAGTTGATAAAGTATGTCGAGGAGGATTCTTTGGCGGTCCTGTAAATTTAATTAGACAAATGAACACCCTCTATTATAATCTGATGAAATCAACATTAGAAAGAGGATTAATGGGGACGGAAGAAAGTCTATTTTCAATTTTATTATATAACAACCCAACAATAATAGATTATGTAGAAATTGAGTCCAACGGTTTGATTTATAAATTTTTTGAAGATGTAAAAAACAATAATTTAGTCATCAAATCATTAAAAAAAGAAAGAGTTATAAAAAATAAAAACAATGGTCAAGTTGGTTTATACGTCATAACATTTAATAGTCCAAAACAATTCGAGACTCTTATTAATTCTATGTTATTATATGACTCTGAATTTTTAGAAAAAACTAATAAATTTTTATTAAACAACTCAACTGATCTATCAACAACGCCTGAATATATTAAGTTGTGTGAGCAATATGGATTTGAACATATCAAAAAAGATAATATAGGGATTACAGGTGGTAGAGTGTTTGTTGCTGAACATTTTGAAAATTCAGACATGGAGTACTATTTGTTTTTTGAAGACGATATGTTTTTCAACATGGGTGCGGACGATTTATGTAAAAACGGATTTAACAGGAATGTAAGACACTTATATAGAAAAGTTTTACAAATTATGAGAAAAGAAAATTTTGATTTTTTAAAATTAAATTATACTGAATTTTATGGTAGTCATGAAAGACAATGGTCTTGGTATAATGTGGATCAAGAATTTAGATCAAAACATTGGCCAAATAATCAAAAACTACCGACACACGGTCAAGATCCTAATTCTCCTTTTTTAGAATTTAAAAATATAAAATCTGTTGATGGCTTACCATACGCAACAGGTGAGATTTATTTATCTAATTGGCCAATTATTTTATCAAGAGAGGGAAATTACAAATGTTATATTGAAACTAAGTTTGATCATCCTTACGAACAAACTTTAATGTCTCACTGTTTCAAAGAAACAATTAAAGGTAGAATACATGCAGGTTTGTTACTTTTAACCCCAACTGAACACAACAGGTTTGACTTCTATGATGGTAAATTGAGAAAAGAATTCTAATCGAAGTATTTATAGATAAAAGATTAGATGGAGTTTTTTATCAGAAAAAATGCAACACTCCCTGTGTTGAAGATTAATGCTATTAAAGACGGAAGAAGTGACTACAATAGATCTATGAGATTTATTGAGGATACCGACATCTTTTTTTCTATGGTGGACACAGAAACAAACATCCCAAGAATTACTTCTCGACCTGCGGGTTTGATGAAAAAAGACCCATTAGATATTAGTACTGATGCCGAGTATTATGTTTATTATCAATTTACACCATTTGACACAAAAAAAGTTGCAAGATATAAAGGTCAGTTTTTATTCAGAAATGAAACTGGAATATTAACATTACCATTAAGTGAAGAAATATATATAAACGTAATAGAAAGTTTTATAATTGATGACTTCGAGTTTCAAAGTTGTTACGTAGTTGATTATCCTTGTTGTTTCGGACCTGTACCACCAAAACCACCTGGACCTATTCCACCAGGACCATCAACAACTACTACAACGACTATAATACCAACTACCACAACTACTACGATATTTGTATCACCGACCCCTACGGTTACGCCGACTAATACGGTTACACCAACCCCTACGGTAACACCAACTAACACCCCTACACCAACACCAACATCATCTCAACCGGTTGAGGAACTTATAGATCCAATTATTACTGAAAATAATGAGTATATTAATATTGGTAATAACGAATACCTAAAATATTAAAACTATTTATAAAATAAAAAACTATGGCACTAACAGGAAAAACAATCGGAGAATTAGAATACCTACAATTCCCAACTAATGATACATTACTCCCCGTACAATATATTGGGGATACTTTTCATATTTCATTTTCTTCGATAACTTATAACGAAGGGACATACGCACAATTTGTTTCAGAATCAATCGCTGGCATATTAACACCAGGAAGGTTTTACCTAATGACGGATTTCCAAACTTGTTATGACCAACCAAATTACACTAATGAGGGTGTTGCAATAACAACAGGAAATTATAAGACAGGTAGTACCGAACCAATCTTGTTATTGGCAATATCAACAACAGAGTTTTCACCAACGGTATATTCTACAATATATATAAATGATAAAATAACATATGATTTCACTTGGGATACTACTGAAGTAACAATTTCACCGGCAAAAGGTAGAATAACCGAAAGAATTGATAGGTTTAATAACAGAGCTGACTACGATTTCAGAGCCGTTCAGTTTATTAGATATCAGGCATTTTTATCTGAAAACTATTATAACGGCACTGTGTCAATAGATGGTTCAGGTAATGTTGTTGGTGTCGGTACAACATTTGATACTGATTTTAGTGTTGGGCAAATTTTGGGTATACATAGCCCTAACTATGGAAACCTTATTGGTGGTTTTGCGTATTATGAAATTTTAACCATCACGGATGCAACAAATATGACAGTAACAGGAACAACTTTCTATACTGAAAGTAACAAATTTTATTCACGAGGTACTGGAGGAGGTATAAGGTCTCCATTCAAATGTAACGTACCTACACCGTCATACACAGGGTCCTCAGAATATTATACCTTTAATGAAAATGATAACGTAAACACATATTTGGGGGATAATCAAAATTATGATACATTTATTCTATCCAACAACGTGTTTTTGAATGGTAGTTATCAAGATATGGTATTTGGTGGTAATGTTGTTGGTAACACGTTTGACAATTTTATGACTAGTAGTACCTGTGGGCCATTTTTCCAATTTAACATCATAACAAATAATTTTGATAGAAATACTATTGGTCCTGATTTTACATTCAATTTTATAGAGTGTGATATGCAAGGTAATACTGTCGTTGGTAATTTTGACTATAACATGCTTGGGGATAATGACGGATTTGATTTTGATTTTAATCAAGTAGGTTGGGGTTTCCGAAATAACTTTTTAACAATGTATGATGATGATTTTATTTACAATACGATTGGTCCTAATTTCAATTCAAACTTGATTCATTATGGTTTTTCAAATAATCTAATTGGTAATAATTTTAATAATAATATTCTTAGGAATAATTTTGACGAAAATGAAATTGGGGTGGCGTTCTATAGTAATACTGTTAGAGCACCTTTCTTCAATAATAAAATAGGTAGCACATTTTATAACAACATTTTCTACAGTAATGTTAATGGTAATGTTTTCGGTAATAACTCATTTGGAAATACTTTTGGTGACCTAAATAATGTAGGCGTTTATAATTTCCAAAATAACCAAATTGGTAGTGATATGACGAATAATTATTTTTCGGGAGCAACTTTCAGTAATATTATAGGTGATGCCTGTCAAAGTAACAACATTGACACAAACTTTTCCTATAACCAAATTGGTAGTAATTTCCAATCAAACACAATTGCAAATGATTTTGGTTTTGGTGGAGGAATAACAAGAGGTAATGTTATTGGAAATCAATTTTCAAATAATGTAGTTGGTGAATATTGTTATGATAACACTTTTGGTGATAATTGTACAAGTAATGTTTTAAACGATAATTTTGTGAATAATAAAATTTCACACGGAGCTACCCTAATAACAGGAGATTTTGACAATTCAGGAAGCTTTCAAAATAATGTCCTAACATTTGGTTATTACTCCGCAAACTTAACACTTTCTGGTGGTACTGGTGGTAATCCATACCTTTATACTGATGTTAGTTGTAATATTGTTAGAGATGTGAATGCAACAATTTATGTGACTTTCTTAAGTGGTGGTACTGCTTCGTCACAAACGGTAATAATTTAATGGATATTTAATAATAACAAATGGAATTCACAATAGGACAAAATTCAACCTTACCATTACTTAAACTACAAGTAGTGAATGATGGTACCCAAAATTTTGACTCAATGATGAAGTTTATTGAGACCTCATCTGTGTTTTTTTCAATGATTAGAACAGAAAATGGAATTCCAAAAATATTAACAAAAAGCGCGGGGTTTGTTGAAAAGTTAGAGATGGACCCAAATGCTTCACCTGAGTATTATGTTTACTACAGATTTACAACTCAGGACACTTCAAAAGTTGGGAGATATGAAGGTCAGTTTTTATTCATAAACGAGGAAGGTACTTTAGTTTTACCAATAAGAGAAAGTTTATATATTAATATTATTGAAAGTTTTATTGCCAATGATTTAACTTATGATCCTTGTTATGTTTTAGAATATAAATGTTGTACAACACCATTTCCATCACCGACTCCTACACCAACAAAAGAACCTGTTATTAGTCCTACACCAACAACTACAGTCACACCTACACCAACATTAACACCAACACCAACCACAACATCAAATAAACCTGTTTGTCCTCACCCAATAAGAAGAACTTTAGTTTATGGTACAGATCAACATGGTCCATTTGGTGACAGTCAAGGTAAGGCTTGTGAGGCATATTTTTGTTTTACTTTGGGGTCATGTTCTACTTCAGATTACTTGACCAGATATTTCAACATTGGGGGACCTAATGTTGGTTCATTAGTTTTTGATACAGAAATTTCGTGTTATAAAACAAATGATACAGGATATTTTATTTCATGGTATGCCGGTGGGTATACTGTATATTATATTGACAATGGTGTCATCACTGACGTTGTTGATTGTGAATGTGATGTTTAATACTTATTGACGATAATAAATTAATCATTTATATTTATTTACGAAGGTAAATGCCGACCTAATTCGGTAGCTAATACACCAAAAGTAAAAAATATATGATATCACAAGAAGAAATTGAAAACTTCCTTGTGGGTAATGACCCCGAGGAATATATCGTATCGGTAGAGTACGATTACGTATCTGACAAAATCTACAAAATCAAAGAAGTTCCTGGTAAAGGTAAACAGATCCAACGAGACACATTGATCTCATTTGCTTGGGTTGGTGATCTACGTGGTCAAAACTTTTACTCATCATCAAAAGGTTTACAAAAAGAAGCCATGACCAAACATGGTATTATGATTGAGAAACTTAAAACTGAAGGTAATGATCGCTTAGAACGAGGGCTCACTTTTATGGTTAAGTCTATGAAAGGTTATCGAAATCTTATACAATTTTTTAGAGAAGGTGGTGTTGATCCTTGGGGTGAAAAAACAAAAGACCTCATCATGATACTCCCTCCTGTTGAACAATATCTAATCTCAAAAGAGAAAAGATTGTTTAAAGGATTTGAAGAATACAACGACATCACGAGGATGGTATTCGACTTGGAGACGACCTCACTTGAACCCAAGGATGGTCGTATCTTCATGATTGGAATCAAAACAAACAAAGGTTATAAAAAAGTTATCGAATGTGCAACACCTGATGATGAAAGAAGAGGACTTGTTGAGTTCTTCAACATCATTGATGATATCAAACCTTCAATCCTTTCAGGTTACAATTCATTTAACTTTGACTGGTATTGGATCTATGAAAGATGTAAGGCACTAAACCTTGACATAAAAAAAGTTGCAAAATCACTAAATCCTGATAAATCAATTTCAATGAAGGAATCAATGTTGAAATTGGCGAATGAAGTTGAGAAGTTTAATCAAACTCAAATGTGGGGTTATAATATTATTGATATTCTACATTCAGTTCGTAGGGCTCAGGCGATTAACTCGAACATCAAAGAGGCAGGTTTGAAGTACATTACCAAGTATATCGAAGCTGAAGCTCCTGATCGTGTATATGTTGACCATGATAAGATTGGATCTATGTATCGAGACAAAGAAGAATATTGGTTAAACATTGAAAATGGTAAGTATAAGAAAGTAGGTAACGATCCAAAAGTTGATGATGTATGTGGAAGACATTCTAAAGTATATATCAAAACAACGGGGGACGACATCATTGAGCGTTATCTCGACGATGACTTGGAAGAAACTCTTTTGGTCGATGAAGAATTTAATCAAGGTTCATTCTTGTTGGCATCATTACTTCCAACAACGTATGAAAGAGTTTCAACAATGGGTACTGCTACATTATGGAAAATGTTGATGTTGGCTTGGTCTTACAAACATAACTTGGCAATTCCTGCTAAGAATGACAAAGGGAACTTCGTAGGTGGACTTTCTCGATTGATCCGAACAGGATACTCAAAGAATGTGTTAAAACTTGACTACTCGTCTCTATATCCATCTATTCAGTTGGTACACGATGTATTTCCCGAGTGTGATGTTACAGGTGCAATGAAAGGGTTATTATCTTATTTCCGTAACACTCGTATCAAATACAAACAACTCGCTGAGGAATATGCAAGTATTGATAAGAAAAAATCTACATCTTACGACCGTAAACAATTACCGATTAAGATCTTTATTAATTCGATGTTCGGTGCGTTATCTGCCCCTCAAGTATTCCATTGGGGTGATATGGACAAGGGTGAGATGATTACTTGTACAGGTCGTCAGTATCTTAGAATGATGATTAACTTTTTTATGGATCGTGGTTATACACCTTTAGTGATGGACACGGACGGTATTAACTTCTCGGTTCCTGAAGGTGTGGAGACAAGAAAATATGTTGGTAAAGGTTTAAATTGGAAAGTAAAAGAGGGTAAAGAATACATCGGTGAAGAAGCTGATGTAATGGAGTTCAATGATCTTGCAATGAGAGGTGAAATGGCACTTGATACTGATGGACAATGGCCAGCTTGTATTAACTTAGCTCGTAAGAACTATGCTCTGATTACTGCAAAAGGTAAGATTAAACTTACGGGTAACTCAATCAAATCTAAAAAAATGCCGATATATATTGAAAAGTTTTTGGATAAAGGGATTAAGTTATTACTTGATGGTAAAGGACAAGAGTTTGTTGAGTGGTATTACGAATATGTACAAAAGATATTTGATCAGAAAATTCCATTGATGGATATTGCAAATAAAGCAAAGATCAAACAAACAATTGAGGATTATATAGTTCGTAGTAAACAAACAACTAAATCAGGAGCATTAATGTCTCGTCAAGCACACATGGAGTTGGCAATCAAAGACAAACTAAATGCTAATCTTGGTGAAGTTATCTTCTATGTAAACAACGGTACAAAGGCATCTCACGGTGATGTTCAGAAAGTTAATAAACCAAAGAAAGGTTGGTCACAAGAACATATTGACAATTACATGAGAGATTGGGGAACTACAATACCTGAGGATGTCGATTCAATAATTCAATTAAATTGTTATAGAATTGACCCGTTAGATCTTGAAAGTAACCCCACTATGACAGGAGAATATAATATTCAAAGAGCAATTGCAACATTTAACAAACGTGTTGAACCTCTGTTAGTAGTTTTCAAACAAGAAGTTCGTAATGGGTTGTTGGTTAAAAACCCTGAAGAGAGACCATTCTTTACTAAAGTCCAATGTGAATTAATCAATGGACAACCTTTTGAAGAGGGAGACCAAGACAAATTAGAAGATGTAATGGAAATCTCTGATGAGGAAATGTCTTTTTGGAATCGTGTTGGTGAAACGCCTTATCACATGTATAAAGATGCGGATCAAACTATGTGGAGATATGTACCTGAAAAAGAGTTAGTCCATTTTAATTCCGTCGGAGGAAAGGATGTACCAAACACCGTTGACATTTTGTAACTCAACACAAGCACCCCTACCAACTGATATTTCATCCCAATCTTCGTCTATTCGACCTATGTCGGGAATGATTATACAGTTGGTAAGTGTTTTTATTTTAATTCGTTCTGTTGTTGTTGAGTCAAGTTTTATTTTTGATTGTACAACATCCCTTACGATTAAAAGGGTTTCACCATTAGTTATGTAAGTTTCATTACTGTTTATTACAATATCAAACGATTCAAAACTATATGATTGATTTCCTTTTATTACGGTTTTTCTAACTGGTTTGTTTTTTATAATTGACATAAAATTAAATTACATATATCTGACGAGGCATAGCTCTAAACTTAAGAGTTTTGTTTAAGTTTTCTGCTAGTAAAGCTTCTCTTTCCATAACTTTTTCAGGACGAAGTCTTGTTAATCTTCCTTCAGCTCCGATCAATTCTTCTATTAGTTTAGCCTTTTCATCTTTTCCTTCAGTACCTAATGTTGCATAATCCATAGTTAAGTCACCATCAGGAGTCTTTAAGTTACCACTAAATTTACCACGAACTCTTGCTAAAGTTTCTTTACAGTATGCTATAAACCATCTACGAACCCAAACTTGTGCAGGATTATTTAGTTTGTACCAACTTATCTTATTGAATGGTACATCTGAAGGTAAAAGAACAATATCAGGATTATCCGCCAAACATTTGTCTCTATCACCTTGTGAAGTATCATAATACCAATACCAAACTTGACCTTTTGCCAACTCCGCATTACCAAAGTCAAATTTACCACCTGGTGTGTTTAAAAGGTGTAGTGCTTTTTTACCACCAGGAAGTGCAGTGATATAATAAGTCAAATCACCCGCAAATATTCTTCTTTGGATATTAACTTCTTGCATTCTTAATAATGTATCAAATGCTGGTGTTAAATAATAACTTCCTGCCATATTACCAATTTGTGCAAGCCCTCCACCACCACCAAGTCCAGTTCCATTACCAACACCCGCAAAACCACCCAAACCAAACATTAAGTTGTTTAATGTTGATGGGGTAAACCATAATACTTCATTTATCTCACGACCTGCAGGTATTTCATAAATCTGTTGGTTGGGTACTAACTGAATATAATCTTTTTTGATTTCCCAATCACCACCTGCTTGTAATCCAACTATTTTTGAATACGCATAGGTATAACGAGTTTCAAAGTCTAAACTTTTAGTTATGAAAGCTCTTGATAAAGATTGGGTATCTAAATTCAAATTATTTAATGTGGTCCATTGAGATTCAATTAACCAATCTTGGACATATTGAGAATAATCGTCAATTGAATATTCTAATAATGTGTCCATCATTTCGTCTTCCAATTCCACAGATCTTAAAGGTGCACCTAATAAGTGTCTAACTTTTTGATAGAATTGACTTCTTTCTGGTTCGTCGATTATTGCCATAGAGTTTTTCTCTATAAATATCTTTAATAATTAATTTGTGTTAGATGGGGCAAATGATCTTTTCTCTATCTTTAGATTTGACAGTCAAAGTGGTAGACTCTAAGGTGTTTTTGTCTTTGAAAAAGAATCCATTAATTTTGTCGTATTCAGGTTTTATTCTAAATCTTATTGATAATCTTTTTTCATCACAACCTCGTTGACCTTTGTTGGACCAATATAAATCTATATATTCAATAGGAACAATTAAGTCACCTTCATAAATTATACCTGACATTTTGCTTTTAACCTTATTTAAGTACTCCTCAGCTGAAGGTTTACTATTTAACCAAGTGTATAATTTATCTATCAATTCATTATATAATTTTATGTATATTGGTTTTTCACTTGATAATGAAGATTGTTTAAATATAGAAAAGAACTCAGACAAATAACTATCAATGAATGGGTCCATTTTTTTAACCTCAAAAAGTGAATTAGTAGGAAATATTGTATTACCATCCTCATCTTTTAGTTCTTGTTTAGTTATTAAATCCGCTTTGATATAATAACTACCACTTTTGAATGACTTAGATAAACAAGAAGTTATTTGAAAAAAAGTATAGTTTAAACTTTCAGTACCTGAATGGATTTTTTTCAAAAGGTCAATTAATGTTTCTTTTGCATCATCAGAACACTTATAATTCAATTGTAGTTTTGTTTGGTTTTTTTCAAAATAATCACCAACAAATCTATCTTCATATTTACTGTGTTCTTTTTGTCTTGCATATGCTAACAATCCTTCAATATCATTTGGTATTGTTGTTACGTACCTTTGTTTATTTAGTATTTTTTTAACTTGGTCATCCTCAAATTCTTTATCAACAATGAAGTCCGATACTAATTCTAAAAAGTTTACAGTTCTATTTGTGTCTTGGAGAGCCAATTGAATTATCACAGGAAATGTACCGACATTTTTTTTGCCAAAAAATTGGTCTAGTATAAAAATTGATCTTTCTAATTCATGAATCAAATATTGATCTTCTAAACCATCTCTAAAATTTTTTAATTGACAATATGGTGATTTTTCAGATTTTGATTGTACACATAAATAATCTATTTTAGAACTTCTTCTAAGAGCAATTTCATTTATTTCTTCAGATTCATTAAGTTTTTTTTTTGATGTTCTACTCACAAATAAATCATTAACAAATTCCCAATTAACAACATCCCAAAACTTTTTAATATATTCATCACGTTTGTTTTGATATTTCAAATAGTAAGCGTGTTCCCAAACGTCCAAACCTAACAGAGGATACCCACCTTTTTTAACTATGTTCATCAATGGATTATCTTGATTTGGTGTAGACATAATCTTCAAATTACCTTCACTGTTAAGATACAACCAAGCCCATCCTGAACCAAAACGATCCTGAGCGGCTTTGTTAAACTCATCCTTCATTTTTTTTATGTTACCAAAATCTTTTTTAATTTTTTTCAAAATTTCTCCTCTTGGGAGTTGTTTTTTTGGGGACAACATCTTCCAAAATAATGCATGATTAAATGCTCCACCAGCATTATTTCTAACCTTATTGTCAAATTTACTTATAGTTCTTACAATATCCTCTAACTCCAAATCACCATCAATGTCTTTGATTGCTTTATTCAATTTATCAACATATCCTTTGTAGTGTTTATTGTAATGAATATTCATAGTTTTTGAATCTATAAATCTATTCAAAGAAGAATATGAGTAAGGTAACTTTTCAATACCAATTGATTTCATTTCAGAAATCAAATTTTTTTTGATTAATTGTTTTTCGTTTAATAAAATTTGTTCAGATAGAAGACTAACTTTTCCTTCGATTCCTTTATGTTCATACATCAGTTCTTCAAGTTCAGGATATTTTTTTTCAAATTTTTTAACAATCTGTCCCGCAAATGCATTTGCTTCGTCTTCATTAATACCACCAATGTTAGGTCCGTGTTCTCTACCAAGAATTGTCATTTGATATTCATGAACCCATTCATGGGCTAATGTTCTCATGATGTCACGATTTAATCTTCCTTTAGCAAGAACTTTAATTAGGTGATCACCTCTTCTACTACCTGTAGACATCTCACCTTTTCTACCATTTAAAAACATAATTTTTAAATCATTTTTAAGTGGGTATTCTTCTTGTAGTAAAGAAATAAACTTTTTAACAAAGTCTTTTCGATTTTTAATATCGGGATTTTCGTATTTGATAGAAACTTTCATCTTTGATAAATATTATACTGATCAAAAGATTATCGTCTATTGTTAATTAGGTTTAATATTTCTTCAACAATGTCACCTGTGTTTTCTACAATACCATCACCCATTACGGTTCTAATGATTTCTTTTTTACGATTAAGGATGTCATAAATTGCACCTTCAATCGTATTTTCAAACAGTGGATAATAAACCAATACGTTTGATTTCTGACCATATCGATAAGCTCTATCTTCAGCTTGGGCGTGTTCTGCAGGAACAAAAGATAAATCGTTCATAATCACAGCTTCTGCAGATGTTAAAGTTAAACCAACTCCTGCCGCTTTTAGGTTACCAACAAAAACTTTGACTTTATCGTCATTTTGAAATTGGTCGACAGCTTGTTGACGAATTGCATTAGAACAACTACCATCGAGATAAACCGCTTGTTTTTCAAAATGTTGGTATATGGTTTGGAGTGTGTCTGTAAAGTTTGTGAATATTATAACTTTCTTACCTTGATCAATGATATTTTCAGCAAACTCAATTGTTTGTTTTGTTTTTTCATTCGCAATTACTTTTCTAACTTTCATTAGTTTAGAAAACTGAACCGTTAAAGATGAAGACTCATCGGGGTTTTTATCATACCAATCAAAATATTCACCCATTAAATCCTCATACTCTTTTGATTTTAATCTTAGGTAAACAGGAGTGATAATTTTATCTGGTAAGTCTAAAACATCTTCTTTTAATCTACGAAGAATTTGTTTTGATGTCCTATCTCTTAATTCTTCAAGATTAGATGCACCTGAAACATTCCACACTTTTCTTTTACCTGCTGTAAATTGAAACCCTTGACAATACCTAATCGCATAAGCCTTCCAATTCTGAGCAACAGAACTTTCAATTAGATTTAACAAATTATAATAATTCATTGGTCGAGAAGTCATTGGTGTTCCTGTTAACAACCAAACTCTATCTATTTTTTTTGCAAAACTATTAATAATCTTTGTTCTTTGTGCCTGAACATTTGATATCATGTGAGCTTCATCTAAGATTACCAAATCAAATCCACTTTTTAATAATAGAGACTCATCCTTTTTTTTCGGATCTGAGTCGTGAAAATTTTTAAGAATGTCATAATTAACAATGACAAAATCATCTTCAGTTGAAAATTTTTTACCTTCCGCAATAAAAACAGGTCTATCTGAATAATTTGCAATTTCTCTTTGCCAATTTATTTTTAAAGATGCGGGACAAACAATTAATATTTTTTTTGCACCTGTCTCTAATGCTGCAATAATAGTTGAGGTTGTTTTACCAAGACCCATATCATCAGCAAGAATAAATCTTTTTGATCCTGCTAATTTTTCGATTGCAATTTTTTGATGATCAAGCGGAGGACGATGGGAATATTTCGAATAATCAATACTAACAGACTGTACATTATGTGTTTTAATTAAAGCCGATTTTGGAATCCAAAATTCGGATAGTTTATCCTTCTCAAAAAACTTACCCCAAACGTGATAAGACTTTTCCTTCTCAACCAAAAGCTTTTCAATAAAAATTTCCTTTGGTACCTCAATAAGATATTTTTCTTCAGCAAACTTTTTGGCAAAGTAGTTGTCTAACTCGACCCATTTACGAGCAATCTTAGGCGTTGAGTCGTAATATGTTGTAATATATTCGGATTGACTTCTAGTGGGATAAAATTTACTAGAAACTTCTTTTTTATGTTTTAGATATAGTATATAATTATTCGCACCACTATAACTTTCGAGCAACTCTAATGCTTTATGTTCTATCAGTGTTTTTGTTTCCAATTAATCTTTTTTAAAAAAATACTAATAAAAAAGATATTTATCAATAAAATCGTATTATGAGAAGTAATGTTCCTATTACAAGATTCGGTAAATTCTTTGGAGATCGTGATTTCGAACTAGAAATTGGTATGGGTCAAGAATGGTTAATTGGTGACATGAACTTCACTTGTGTACTATATAGAGTAGACAAAAACAAAATAAAAACTGATGACGTATATGGTGAAGCGGTAACTGACGGAATTAAATTTTTACCACCTGTGGAGTTTAATGCTTATGTTGGTATTGCAGCCCCTGAAAACAAAATGATTGGTTCTACTCGTATGGATCAATTTGAACCAGGTAATATAACAATGTCCGTTTACATGAAAACTCTTGAAGATTTAGATATTGAAATAGATTTTGGTGATTATGTGGGATACTACGATAGTGAAAATTTTGTAAGATACTATACTGTTGTTAACGATGGTCGTGTGACTTCAGATATAAAACATACCTATAAGGGGTTCAAGCCCTTTTATAGAACAATAATTGCGGCTCCTGTTGGACCAAATGAATTCAGAGGACTATAATGGCTTTACCAAAAAAACACCCAATAAAACCGGCAATACCTTTAACGTATCCTAAAACTCTTTTACCAAGAAGAGAAGAGATAAAAGACATGATCACTAAGGATGGTACATACCTTCCTAAGTCATTATTACATGCCGATTTAGATGGTGGTTTTTTAGAATTTGTTAAAAATACTTTAAAAATTTCATCAGAAGGAAAAACAGTTCCTGTTGCCGATATTCTAATAACAACACAAAACTGGTCACAGTTTGTTGAAACATGGGACTTTCAAAATATTGATAAGAACATTGAACCTCCATTCATTACGGTAATTAGAAATCCTGAAGTAAAATACGGAAATAATCCTGCGGTAATGTACAATATACCAAACAGGAGAATGTATTATTATATGGAGGTTCCTACTTGGGATGGAAATAGAGTTGGTGCTGACATTTATAAAATACCACAACCTGTACCTGCAGATTTTAAATATACAGTGGCGATTGTGTGTAATAGAATGAGAGAATTAAACTCATTTAATAAAAAAGTTTTAGAGACTTTCGCATCAAGACAAGCATATCAAGTTATTAAAGGACATTACATTCCAATTATAAATGATAGTATGACCGATGAATCAGTTTTAGATTTAGAAAAAAGAAAATACTACATTCAAAAATACGAATTTACAATGATGGGGTTCTTAATTGATGAGGATGAATTTGAAGTTTTTCCTGCATTATCAAGAACATTTCAAATGTATGAGGTTGATCAAAGACCTGTTAAGAGACATCAGAAAAAACAAACACCAGTACAACCAGAAACAATACGTTTGATATATCCTGTAGATAATTTGTCTCAAGAATACTTTTTTGAATACACGTGTGATTTGAATTTTGATATCTCAGATAATTTAGAAAGTTATTCTGTATACATAAATGACCAATATTATGGTGATAATGTTGATAGAATTCAAATCAATACTAACGACACATTGAGAATTGATGTTGTCAAACAAGTAAGTGCCGCCGAATCTTCATTAGCGTTCACACAATTCTTAGTTTAACTTTCCCCGTATATATCTTTCTTTTCCTTACATTTTTCAACTATAAGGTTTTCTAAAAATTTATACATTTTAATACCTCTCTTATCGCAATATTTTTTCAGGACATCGTGTACTTCAACATCAATTTTTAAGTTTTTTATCTTCTTAGGTTCTTTCATAACGGTAGGTAGAAAAAAGGCAGAATAAAATCTTACCAAAATATAAATAGTTTGCACAATGTAAAGTTTTTACTAAAAACTCGAATATTTATAGGTAAAATAAATAAGTAAAGACATTTTAAACATGGCAACAAACAGTAAAGTTTTCGTTTCACCTGGTGTTTATACTTCTGAAGTAGATTTGAGCTTTGTTGCTCAAAGCGTCGGGGTAACAACATTAGGTATCGTAGGTGAAACTTTGATAGGTCCAGCTTTTGAACCGATTTTTATTACAAATTTTGATGAATTCCAAACAGTATTTGGAGGTACTTCACCAGAAAAATTTGTTAATACCCAAATTCCAAAGTATGAAGCGGCTTACATTGCAAAAGCATATCTACAACAATCCAATCAATTATTCGTAACAAGAATCTTAGGATTATCAGGTTACGATGCAGGACCATCTTGGTCAATAACTACGGTTGCTAACGTAGATCCATCAACAATTGGTGTTTGGTGTCTAAGTTCAGTAACTAATTCGGCAACTTGTGTTACAACATGTGTAGTTCCAAAAGAACTCACATTTACAGTTCCGTTTACTGCTTGTACTAATTCAACAACAACAATAGGTTTCCAAGGAAGCTTCCCTTCAATTATTCAAGACATAATTACAGAACAATATGAAGAGTTTAACGGAGATACTTCTACATTAGAAACTCAAATTAATAATTTAATTTTTGATGTTATCACAAGTAACAATCCTTATCTTGCGGAAGATGAACAAATTGCTTACTTTGGTTCTATTGCTACTGACGACTATAACACATTAAATGGTGCTGGTTGGACAGCGGGAACTAATGTATTTAATGTTCCATCTGTATCGTTTGATGCCACTGATTTAACTTCTCCTTTGAATGATTCTTGGTACTATGCGTTATTTACAAATACAGGTAATACAAATTACTCAGGATATTCATTCTCTACTTTGGTGTCAGGTTTAACGGCTTATTATCCAAACCCAACTCCTACACCACAAGCATCATCATCACCAACACCTACACCATCGGCAGCTAATCCTTGTATTACACCGTCACCTTTTGTGTCACCTACACCTACTCCTACACCTGTTAATATTGATTGTTATTCAGGAACTATTGTTGGTAAAATTTATTACTACACAGGGACATCATATGTTGATTACGATAATGTAGTTGTTGCAACTTTAAGATCAAGAGGTATTGCAACTTATACAAACTCAACTAACCCAGCATACTCAGTAACGGCAACAACAGATGCTAGTTTAGATATGACAGGAAAATATGCTGGAGTTCTTAAAAACCCATACTTGACATTTGCGGTTAATTGTACTGATAAATTTGGTCAAAACTTTACGTTTGAAACTTCTTTAACTCAAAATGATCCTGAGTATATTAGTAAAGTGTTTGGGATTGCAAACTTCCAAAAACCAAGAATTGAAGTTCCATTATTTAATGAGGAAGTATTCCAATCTTGGTTAAACTACTCTTGGAAAAAAGGATACGTTAGAGGTTTAAATCCAAACTTTATTGAATTAGACTCTGCTCAAAGTGGTGACCCTAACTCAATTGGATGGTATTTGGACAGATATCAAACGCCTAATTCTCCTTGGGTTGTATCAGAATTAAGAGGTAATAAAGTTTATGACCTATTCAGGTTCTACACAATTTCTGATGGTGATGCCGCTAACACGTTAATTAAAGTTTCACTTATCAATCAAACTTATAACAACTTAACGTTTGATGTATTGATTCGTGACTATTTTGATACTGATGCAAACCCTGTAGTTCTTGAGAAATTTACAAACTGTACAATGGATCCAGGACAAAACAACTTTATTGCAAATAAAATTGGTACATTGGATGGAGAATACGCACTGAATTCTAAATACGTAATGGTTGAAATGAACGAGGATGCCCCAATTGACGCACTTCCTTGTGGATTCAACGGATTTAACTTCAGAAATTATGCAGGAGCTCAATCACCATTCCCAATTATTAAAGGTAAATATGATTTCCCTGGCGAAGTAATTTATAACCCACCATTTGGTTTGTCTTCAGGTAATGATGATGCGTTGGTAAGTCCGGGAGATAATGTTAGAAGAACATACTTAGGTATATCTAACAATTTAGGATGGGATGCCGCTTACTTCGAATACGTTGGTAAGAGAAATCCTAATAATACTTGTGATATTGATGGTTTACCATTCAACTACAGATCTGCAGGTTTCCACATGGACGTAAATGCAAGTGGTTTAACAATCGGGCCTGAGTTCTCGACGAGTGGTGACCCAAGATTTATCTGTGGTAACTCACCATTCATCACTGAACCTGAACTTCCAACAAACGCATACTATAGATTGTTCGCACGTAAATTCACATTCTTAGTACAAGGTGGATTTGACGGATGGGATATCTACAGAGAATGGAGAACTAACGAAGATAGATTCCAAATCGGTAGAACAGGATTCCTATTCGGAGCTTGTCCATCTACAAGATACCCACAAGCAACAGGTTGGGGAGCGTTTAAAGAAATTTCTTTAGGTGACGGAACTCAGAATTGGGCAAATACCGACTACTATGCATACTTGTTAGGTCAACAAACATTTGCAAACCCTGAGGCGGTTAACATTAACGTGTTTGTAACACCGGGTATTGATTATGTAAATAACAGTAACCTTGTAGAAGATGCGGTTAATATGATTGAATTCAACAGAGCGGACTCATTATACATTTGTACAACTCCTGACGTTGATATGTATGTTGCAACTACAACAGGGATTGATGTATT